GGCGCATGCTCCCCTTCAGACTTCCCGCGCGAACCACCGGATGCGACCGACGACGTTAACCTCCCCGGCGACGCCCTCATAGGGCGTGTAGAGCGGGTTGTCGGAGATGATCCGGACGCGCGCGGGATCGCTGCCGGGGATATGCTCGAGCCGCTTCGCGACGAGCCCCATGCCGTCATGCACGACGAAGATGCCGGGCGGGTTCGGCGAGGTGCGGCTCATGTCGACGAGCACCGTGTCGCCGTCGAGCAGCGTGGGCGCCATGCTGTCGCCCTCGACATGGAGGATGCGCAGCATCGAGGGCGGCGCCTTGAGGGTGTTGCGGATCCAGGCGCGGCGGAAGTGGTAGTTGCGCCCCGGCGGCGCCTCCTCGTCGGTCATGCCCCCGCCCATCGAGACGCGGGCCCCGGCATGCGGAATCGCAACGTAGGTCTCGTCCGGGTCCTCGACGAAGGGCGACGCGCCCTCCACGTCGCCTGCGCCGTGCAACAGCCAGCCGGTGTCGCAGCGCAGGACATCTGCGACCTGCTGCAGCGTCTCGAGCTTGGGGTGCGCCGAGCGCCCGCGCAGGATGTCGTAGACGAAGGAGCGATTGACGCCCGCGAGCGCGGCGAGCTGGGCGGCGTTGAGGCCCATCTGCCGGGTGCGGCTGCGCAGGCGATCGGCGAGGGTGTGCGCCATACGCTTGTCCTCAAGGTCCAACATGTGTGGATAATCCCGGATTGAGAGTTACCCGTCAAGCGGTTAGAACGTCCTGGCAACCTAAGCCACAGGAGCCAGGCGATGAAGATCGACAAGGCGTATTTCAAGCTGGTCGAGGTCGAGGAGCGATGGGGCATGCCCGAGTCCGACCTCGTCTACCTCGCCGAGAACGGCCAGCTGCGCCTGTCGGTCCGCGTGTTCGGCGTGCCCGTCGAGTTCGGCGACATCGAGGAGGACCAGGATGGGCGCTGGTTCAGCATTCCGCACACGCAGGAACGCTACAGCGGGCTCCTGGACCTTCGGCCGGTCGACGCCTTCGAGATCTTCCGCAGCGGCGAGGTGGTGCTGAGCCAGTTCCGCCCGCGCGAGGCGGACTATGCCTGCCTCTATGGCGAGCATGACGGCGTCCATGTCCGGCGCAGCGATCTCCTTGTGCGGAAAAAGGAACGGGATCGCTTCGAGGCGGAGGTCGGCTTCTCCGGCCTCGAGGCGCCGGGCCCCGGACTCGTGTTCGAGCCCTCGGCCGACTACCACGAGGTCCGCTTCCAGGACCTGACCTTCCAGTTCGGCGCGATCCAGGCCGAGGTCGTGCGCGTGCTCCACGCCGCACATTGCGCCGGCGAGCCCTGGGTCAACGGCAAGGACGTGCTGACGGCGGCGGGCTCGCGCAGCCTGAAGATGTCGGACGTCTTCAAGTCCAAGCGCCACTGGCGCCGGCTGATCCGCTCCAACGGCCGCGGGCTCTACCGACTCGCGCTCGACTGAGCCCCGGCGACGCGCCTCCGGGGGGATGGCGCAAGGGGCCGGTGGGGGATCGCGGGGGGATGGATGGGGGAGCAGTGGGGGATGGCCGCGATCGCGGGTCAGCCAAGATACTGAGACTGCGATCCTTTCAGATTTTTCCCTGATCCATCCCCACTCCCGACGACATCCCACAGCACGCTTTTGCATCCTGTCTCCAGACCGAACGCACTGGAGACGGCGATGACGACGCATCTCAGACAGAAGGACCTCGCCGCGCGCTGGCATGTCAGCCCGCGCACGCTCGAGCGCTGGCGCTGGCTCGGCACGGGACCGACCTTTCTCAAGGTCGGCGGCCGGGTGATCTACCGGCTCGAGGATGTCGAGGCCTATGAGCGCGCGCAGCTGCGCGAACGCGACACCGCGGAGGCGTCGTGATGGAGGCCGCGCGCACCCCCATCCCGCTCACGCGAGCGAGCCAGGCCGGTCCCCGGATCAGCGACATCGATCTCTGCGCCTGGGTTGCCCAGGCCGCACCCGGCGACGTGCTCGAATACCATCGCGGCTTCCTGGCGCTCGACCGGCTGACGGGGCTCTCGGATCTCGGCGACCGCGAGGCCGAGCGCATCGGCAAGCTGGCCGATCGCGCCTTCCACGCCGCCGAGCAGCGCCTGGTGCATCTCGTGCAGCAGCGGCTCGGGCCCGATCGGTTCAGCTACCGCGCCGTCGCCCGGCCGAAGCCCCGCGACGCCAGCGCTGTCCTCTCCGCCCTGCTGCTCGCCGAGGCCGCCTGATGGCCCGGCGCAGCGACGCCCGACCCCCCTTGATCCCGACCGAAGGAGCGAGACCCATGACCCGCCCGAACCGCCCCGATCTCGGGGCGCTCCCCGAGATGCCCCCGGAGGAGATCGCCGCCTTGCCGGCCGAGATCCTCGCTCTCCTGCAGCGCGACAGCGAGGCCGCGCTCTCGGCCGCGAAGGCCACCAAGGCCCGCCTCGATGCCGCGCTGGTGCTGCGCTACGCCGAGCGTGCCGCTGCCGCGCGCCGTGCCGCCGGCAAGGACACCGGCACCGTCCGCCTCGAGGACGACGGCGTCACCGTCGTCGCCGATCTGCCGAAGCGGATCCGCTGGGACCAGGACATCCTGGCGGCCCTCGCCGAGCGCATCCGCACCGCTGGCGAGGATCCCCGCGACTACCTGGAGATCACCTACAAGGTCCCCGAGCGCCGCTACGCCGCCTGGCCGCCGACCATCCGCGAGGACTTCGCGCCCGCGCGCGCCGTCGAGACCGGGTCGCTCAGCATCAAGCTCGGGGAGGCGCGCTGATGGCCATCTCGCTTGCCTCTCTCAAGCGGAGCACGGCGCTGGCGCCGCCGCGGATCCTCGTGCACGGCGGCGCCGGGGTCGGCAAGACAACCTTCGCGGCCTCGGCGCCCGGCGCGGTCTTCGTGCCGACCGAGGACGGCATCGGCGCGCTCGAGGTCGACCACTTCCCGCTCGCCCGGAGCTTCGGCGAGGTCATGGAGGCGCTTGCCGCGCTCTACGACGAGCCCCACGAGTTCCGGACCGTCGTCGTCGACAGCGTCGACTGGCTCGAGCCGCTGATCTGGGCCGAGGCCTGCCGGCAGAACCGCTGGGGCTCGATCGAGGAGCCCGGCTACGGCAAGGGCTATGTCGCCGCGCTCGACATCTGGCGCGAGTATCTCGACGGGCTGAACGCGCTCCGCGACGCGCGCGGGATGACGGTCATCCAGATCGCGCATACCGACATCAAGCGCTTCGACAGCCCCGAGCACGAGCCCTACGACCGCTACGTCATCAAGCTCCATGCCCGGGCCTCGGCGCTCCTGCAGGAGCATTCCGACGTCGTGCTGTTCGCGAACTACCGCATCAGCACGGTGAAGTCGGATGTCGGCTTCAACAAGAAGGTGACCCGCGCGCTCGGCACCGGCGAGCGCGTGCTCCACACCGCCGAGCGCCCCGCCTTCCTCGCGAAGAACCGCTACGCGCTGCCCGAGACCCTGCCGCTCGACTGGCAGGCCTTCGCGGCCGCCATGCCGCAGCCGACCCCCGCCGATCCCGAGACCTGAAGGAGACCCGCCATGGCCAATCTCGGCACCACCTTCGACGCGAGCACCGTCGATCCCTCGACCACCTACGAGATCCTGCCGCCGGGCCAGTACGTCGTGCAGATCGTCCAGAGCGAGATGCGCCCGACCAAGAGCGGCACGGGCCAGCAGCTCGTCCTCGAGCTCGACGTCCTCGAGGGTCCGCAGGCCGGGCGCAAGCTCTTCGACCGGCTGAACCTCGTGAACCCGAACACGCAGGCGGTCGAGATCGCGCAGCGCACGCTCTCGGCGATCTGCCACGCGACGGGGCGGATGCAGGTGCAGGACAGCGAGGAGCTGCACCTCGTCCCGATGCTCGCCGACGTGACCGTCCAGCCGCCGAAGAACGGCTACGGCGAGTCGAACCGCATCCGCTACCGCCCGCTCGAGCGCGCCGCGCAGCCCGCGCCGCAGCCGGTCCAGCCGACGGCGCAGCCCCAGCCGGCCCCGCAGGCGCAACCCACCGCGCAGCCGGCGAGCCCCGCCCGCGGCTTCGCCAACGCGCCCTGGAAGCGCGCCGGCTGATCACCCCTGCCGCCCGCCGCGCGCGGGCGGCCCCCTCTCGCTCCCGACACCCGGACTTGCCACCATGATTGACCTGAACGACGTCCCCGTCTCCCCGCCCGCGCCCACCACTCGCGCCGAGGCGCGCGCCCGGCTGACGGCGCTCGAGGACCGGATCGCGACCATCCGCACCCAGATCGCCGCCGCCGACATGAAGCGCCAGCAGCGCCGCGGCATGGCCGATCCCGACTGGGAGCACCGCGCGCGCACCGCACTCCGCCACCTGCAACGCGAGCGCGCGGAGCTGCGCGCGCAGATGGCCCGGCTCCCGCGCGACAAGGATCGGCTGAAGGACCGCATCATCGCGATCGTGCGCGAGGACTACAGCGACGCGGACTGGGCCTCCGTGATGGCCGAGGCCCGCGCCGGGCACGACGCGGAGGGCGGCTGATGGCCCCGCTCCCCGCGCCTTCCTCGCCCACGCGGGACGCCATCCTCAAAGCCTACGAGGCCGATCGCGACGACGGCTTCCGCCCGCATCTTGGCGCCTCGGAGATCGGGGCGTCCTGCGAGCGCGCCCTCTGGTACAGCTTCCGCTGGACGACGCCGGCCCGGTTCCCGGGCCGCATCCTCCGGCTCTTCGAGACCGGCCAGCTCGAGGAAGCGCGGCTCGTGCGCAACCTGCGCCGCACCGGCGCGACCGTGCTCGACGTCGATCCCGAGACCGGCCGGCAATGGCGCGTCGAGGCCCTTGGACAGCACTTCGGCGGCTCGCTCGACGCCGTCGCACTGGGGCTCCTGGAAGCGCCGAAGACCTGGCATGTCGTCGAGTTCAAGACCCACTCCTTGAGGAGCTTCCGCGAGCTGACCGCGAAGGGCGTCGCCGCCGCCAGGCCGCGCCACGCGGCACAGATGCAGGTCTACATGGCGCTGACCGGGCTCACCCGCGCGCTCTACGTCGCCGTCTGCAAGGACACCGACGACCTCCATGTCGAGCGCGTCCACGCCGACCCGGACGAGGCCGAGCGCCTGCTCGCGAAGGCCGAGCGCGTGATCGGCGCGCAGCACCCGCCCGCGCGGATCTCGGAGGACCCTGCCTGGTGGGAATGCCGGGTCTGCGATCACCATGCCGTCTGCCACGAGCAGGCGGCGCCGGCCATCACCTGCCGGTCCTGCCTGCATGCAAGCCCGGTCGAGGGCGGCTGGCACTGCGCGCGCCATGACCGGGCACTCGCGCTTGGCGACCAGCGCCGCGCCTGCCCGCGCCACCTCTTCATCCCGGGCTTCGTGCCCGGCGAGGTGGTCGATGCCGGCGAGGACCACGTCGTCTACCGGCTCAACGACGGCAGCACCTGGACGAACGACGCCCGCGAGGCCGCCCCATGCTGACGCTCCGCCCCTACCAGCAGGCCGCCATCGACGCGATTTACGCCTACTTCGCTGAGAAGGCCGGCCATCCGCTCGTCGTGCTGCCCACCGCTGCCGGGAAGACGCTCGTGCTGGCATCCTTCATCGAGGGCGTGCTGAAGGCCTGGCCCGACCAGCGCATCCTCGTCGTCACCCATGTCCGCGAGCTGATCGCGCAGAACCATGCCGAGCTGATCGGTCTCTGGCCTGAGGCGCCGGCGGGCATCTACTCTGCCGGGCTCGGGCGGCGCGACCTCGGCGCGCGGATCCTCTTCGCCGGCATCCAGTCGATCCACAAGCGCGCCTGGGATGTCCAGCAATGCGACCTCGTGCTGATCGACGAGGCGCACCTGATCCCGGCGGCGTCCGACACCATGTATCGCCTCTTCCTCGAGACCCTCACGCGCATCAACCCCGCGCTCAAGGTGATCGGCTTCACCGCCACGCCCTACAGGACAGGCAGCGGCATGCTGCACGAGGGCATGGGCGCGCTCTTCACCGACATCGCCTACGAGGTCTCGGTCCGCGAGCTGATCGAGCAGGGCTATCTCTGCCCGCTCATCAGCAAGGCGGCCGAGACCCGGCTCGATGTCAGCGGCGTCGGCAGCCGCGGCGGCGAGTTCATCGCGGGGCAGCTGCAGGCGGCCGTCGACCTGCCCGAGATCACCGAGGCGGCGATCGACGAGGTGGTGGCGCTCGGCGCCGACCGGCGCTCCTGGCTCCTGTTCTGCGCCGGCGTCGAGCACGCGACCCATGTCGCCGAGGCCCTGCGCCGCCGCGGCATCTCGGCCGCCGCCGTCTTCGGCGATACGCCGAAGGCGGAGCGCGACCGCACCGTCGCCGCCTTCAAGCGCGGCGAGATCCGCGCGCTCGCCTCGATGGGCGTACTGACCACGGGCTTCAACGCGCCGGGTGTCGATCTCATCGCGATGCTCCGTCCCACCAAGTCGACCGGGCTCTATGTGCAGATGGCCGGCCGCGGCACCCGGCTCGCGCCGGGCAAGACCGACTGCCTCGTCCTCGACTTCGCCGGCAATGTCGCGCGGCATGGCCCGATAGATGCGGTGAACCCCACCCGGCCCAACAGCGGCACCGGCGAGGCGCCGGTCAAGACCTGCCCGGAGTGCCGGAGCCTGCTCGCGACCGCGGTCCGCGTCTGCCCCGAGTGCGGCCACGCCTTCCCGCCGCCCAGGCCCGCGGTGGAGGCCAAGGCCTCGACGCTCGCCATCCTCTCGACCGGCGCGCCCGACTGGGTGGCGGTCGACCGCGTGACCTATCACCGCCACGAGAAGCCCGGCGGGCGGCCCTCGCTCCGCGTCGACTACCAGTGCGGGCTGCTGCGCCACCGCGAATGGGTCTGCTTCGAGCATGCGGGCTATCCGCGCCAGAAGGCGGTCGCCTGGTGGTGGACTGCCCCCACCGAGTGGTCCGGTTGAATTTTTAGTGCATGACCGGCCTCTGGTCGACCGGGATGATCGTTTCTGGGGCTGGCGGTCGGTATCCGAGGGCGCTGTGGGGCCGGACGGTGTTGTAGTGGTGCCGCCACTGCTCGATCAGGATCTGCGCTTCAC